AGGCGGCCCGTAGAGCGATTCTCACACCACCCCCGCCCTGGGATACCGGGCGAGGAAATTCTCAGCCCCAGGAGGCAAAATGCGAGGCACGGCCAACCCAACAGGCGCGTCCACCAGCGGCGGGTCGAGTTCCACGTCCACGGCCAAGTCAACCCGGACGAGCACGCCCAAGCCGACGACCAAGATGCCGCCTAACGTGCTAGCCAAGGCACGGCATTTGGCAGCCCACAACGCGCTCAAGACCACGGGCTTCCGGGCAGCCGCCAAAGCAGCCGGTTATAACACGGCACAAATCAACGCGGCTCGGCAGAAGTTCCTGACGTCTGCCAAGGCAGGACGGCCAGCCACCGGTGCAATCAGCAAGCAAGTGGGCAAAGCCTTCGCCACCAAGCTAGTTAAGAAGTACAAGGCTATGCCGTAAGTTGCCCCAACGGCCCGAGTTATTTAGCCCTGGCTACACAACTTGCATCGCTAACCCTCAACCGCGAGTTGAGTTTCCCCGCGTTCGAGTGAGGACTTAATTGGCAGCACCCAACCTGAACTTAGACGCCCGCCAAAAGGAGACGCTGAGACAAAAGGGCTACCGAGCACTCGCCCGAGCCCAGCGTGAGTCCGGCGAGAAGCGCATAAGCAAGGCGGCTCTAGCGCCAGAGGTAGCAAAGTTGGACGCCGAGGGCTACAACAACCTACAAATCGCGTGGGCACTCCAACGGGGCGACCGCTATATCCGCGAAGTCCGAAAGTTCGGCACCGAGTCCGGTGACCGAATGATTTACACCGTGCGCGACCCGGTGACCAAGTTCGACCACCTATCTCCCGAGCTACAGGCCATGATGGAATTCACGGCCGATGGCTTCAAACTATTCTTCGACAAGTACAGTGGCCGAATCTTGACGGACTTTGCCCACCAGTGGATTGATAGCTGGCTGCGCACCGATAACCTGATGATTAACGTGCCGCCCGGCCACTCCAAGTCAACAATCATGTTCGTGTGGCTGCCCATCTGGCTCTTGACCCGTGACCGTGACGCGCAAATCCTGCTCATCTCGGCCGGTCGGGACCTAGTGCTTATCCACATGAACGAAATCGTCGAGCACTTCGAGAACAACTTGGAGTTGATTGGTGACTTTGGCCGCTACAAGCCTGACCAACGTGGAGAGACTAAGTGGGCCCCGCTGGCGGGCGAGCTTATCGTCGCGGGCAGGCACCGAGAGTCAAAGTCCGGCCAGCTTAGCATCCAGGCCCGAGGCTCCGGTCAGCACGTTCTGGGTATGCGAGCCGATTACGTGATTCTAGACGACCCGACCAACGACGAAATCGCCGCCAGTCCGTCCGAGAACAAGAAGCAGATGCGGTGGCTTCGCGGCCAGGTGCTTCACCGGCTCGACCCCGGTGGCAAGGCATTGGTCATCGGCCAGCGAGTGCATGTTCGGGACATGTATGGCCAACTTGAGAAGCAGACGTGGGAGCGTGGCCCCAAGCGAGGCCAGCCATTCTGGAAGGTGGAGAAATCACCGGCCGTCATCCGATGGGAGGACGAGGACCCGGAGAACCCAGAGCCAATCGTACTGTGGCCCGAGCGATGGAACTACCAAGAGCTTATGCAGATTTACGAGCGCATCGGCGGATGGGGGCCATTCAACTGTATCTACCAGCAGAAGCCTCTGCCGGACGGCGGCGGCCTGGTGCAAGAAGTCTGGAAGGAGATGTGCTCTGACCGTGACCGTGGGGGCCGACAGGGATTCCAGGGCGACGACAAGGCCGCTCAGGGACTGCCAATCGTTCGAGTCGTTGGTGTTGACCCTACGCCGAAGGGAAAGGCTGGCGTCATTGTCGGCGACTTGCTGTACGACCGGGAACGCTTCGTCTTCGCGGTCGTGGAAGTCATCCGGCTGGACGCAGGCGTCATGCGCCTAAAGAGCGAGATTGACCGAATCCTCTTCGAGTACCACCCGGATTACCTCGTCTTCGAGCATTCGGGCTTCACGACCTGGCTAGAAGAAGACCCGATTTGGGAATCGTGGCGACACCAAGTTAAGATTATCGACCACCACACCGGCTCCAACAAGAACTCGCAGGAGTACGGCGTGCAAAGTTTGGCTGGCGATTTCGAGTTTGCTCACATCCGCTTGCCCATGGGCGACCCGGAAGGGCGCAACATGACCAACCTATTGTGGGACGAGCTATCCGCGTGGCCAGACGCCGATACAACCGACCTTGTGATGGCCCTATGGTTCATCAAGTACAACTACAAGCGGCTGGTGCCCATCTTCGCGTACAGCGATACATTCCAGGGCAGCAGCACGGACGGGGCATGGAGTTGGCTTGAGAAGCCAGCGCCTGCACAGGGCGGCATCAGCCAAGCCAAAGTAGACAGGTTCCGTAAAATGATGAGAGAGAGTAGATAATGGCGAGGGTTACCCCGGCGCAATTGAAAAAGATTTATGGCGGTCGTATCACCGAAGACTATTTGCTTAGCCAGCTACAAGTCACCATTTACTCCGATAACTTCAACGACCATAAGGACCGGATAGACAAGACAACCGAGCTTTACCAGGGCCACTACAATATGGTCTACCCCGACGGTCAGGCCGACGACGAAATCCTGGTAGAGAACCGAATCAAGACCGACATCCACGACATCAGCCGCCTGGCCAACGAGCCCAAGGCGAGCCTGACGTTCGTTTCTCGCGGCTCTAAGAAGGACGACGCCAAGGAATCGGAAATCCGAGCAAGCATCGCGGCAACGATTTGGGACATGAACCGAGGCGACACATTCACGCGCCAACTATTCATGGACCTAATTGGCTCTGGCTTCATGGTCGCTCCCCTGTACTACAACTCCCAGAGTGAGTACGCGCAATTCACGCGCCTAGACCCTCGATTCTGCTATCCCCAAGTTCGTAACGGAAAGCTACAGAACCTTGTCTATGGAGAACGGGTGTTCTCGCGTGTGGCTGCCTCGATGGAGGAAAAGTTCCCCGCTATCCCACCAGAGGCCACAGACGAGATTGACCTAATCAACTACTACGACGAGCACGAGGTAGTCAAGGCTGCCGTCTTTATGATTCGTCAGCCGCAACAGGGAGTAGGGCGCAACGCTGTGCAACCGCCCGACGAGCGAAGCCTAGTCATCTACGACCGGTGGGTTCATAACCTTGGTTGTGTGCCCGTCGCGTTCGAGAAGCTTGACACGTATGACAATGCCTTCCACGGAATGTTCGAGCAGGTCGGCCGCTCCGTCATCGCGCGTAACGCGATTGTCAAGTACATGGTCGAGTCTGCCGAGTCTCGTGTCCACGCGCCGTTCGAAGAGAAGAACATCCTGAACCCGGATGCGCTGCCTGGACCTAACACTGTGTACCACCACGACCCTAACAGCCAGGACAGCTTCATGCGACGAGTCCAGGCCGAAGACGCAAGCAACCAAATCTTCCCGCTACTGGGCATACTGGGCCAGGAAGAGCGGCAGGAGACTGGCGTTCCCGCCAGCCGGGCAGGCGTCGTGCCTCAGAGCATCGCGTCCGGCTCGTTCGTCACAACTACCCAGGGCCAGCTAACGAGCGTCGTGCAGGAAATCCAGGATAAGATGGCCAACCTGCGTTACCACATCACGTACGTCAGCTTCAAGATTGAAGAGAAGTTCCTGAACTTCGAGAAGCCACTGGTCCGAGCAATCGGCCGCAAGAAGATGTACTTGCCAAGCAAGGACATCGACGGATGGTACGCTCATAAGGTTACGTATGGCGTAGCCGCAGGTCTTGACAAGCAAACGGCGGACGTTCGTTTGCTACAGTACAAGTCTGCCGGTGCAATCTCCGACCAGACGATGCGGGAGCAAATCGACTTCATCCCGGACCCAACCTCAGAGCAGGACAAGATTGACCGAGAGACGGTCCAGCGTGCGTTGGTGCAGAAGTGGGTCAGCGACCCGGCCACGCCTCCGGTTCTACTGATGGAGGTTACGGTTGCCATGAACAATGGTATGGACTTTGCCGATGCGGTCAAGTCCGTGATGGAGCACGCACAGCAACTGGCACAGCAACAGCAGGCTAACGCTGCCGGTGCCAACGCTCAGCCTGGTCCGAACGCAGAGCCTGGTCAGATTGTTCCGCCTCAGAGTCCAACCACAGGACCCGACCAGGGTGTTGCGGCCGGTGGCACCGAGGTTCCGCTATCGGGCGCTGGCGGCGAGACTAAGTTCGCTCCGCCACCGATGCAGCAGATTATCACTAGGAACTAGGAGGATAGATGAATACATCTGACACGGCAGATACGTCCGTGCCACAAGCGGTAACCGTGCCCAGGCCTTGTCCGACGTGCGGCACATGCCCGACGTGCGGACGTGGCACTCATGGCGCATATGCCGATTGGACGTATCGACCGGCCGTTATGCCATATTATCAGCCCGGCACAGCCACCCAAGCACACAACTGCTGCTAAAGGATAACACATGGTAGATGTACCCACGACACCCGAAGTCCAAGTGACCAAGGGTACCGGCCCGGACCAGTTGCCCCAGGGCGAGGCCAAGTTGCAAAATGATGAGGCCGCTAGGCTTGCTCGTATCAATACGGATGTTGCGACACAGCAAGCGGCGCTGCCAGAGCCAAAATACGCCAAGCCAACAACAGGCCAGGTAGTTACTGGCAATGAAAGTGATGCACTTTTTGGCCCAACGCAGCGTCCTGATGAGCCAATCACCGCAGGTTCTGGACGCGGGCAATTCATTTTGCCGCCCGCATTCCTCCAAAACACGCTACCAGCTCTACGGGAAGCAGCCAATTCACCCGATGCACCGCCCGCGTTGGTCAATATGTTGCAACTTATTACCTATCACCTAGGACAAAATGGTACAGCCTAACCCAGACCTAGGGGTTACGACGCCCTCAGAAGTTAATCCAGTTGTGGGCACGAAGCCCCCAAAGCAAAAGAAACCAGTTGGAGCGACTGCACCGCCGCCAGATAAGGCTGTCGATTGGTATGGTCTAATCGGCAAGCGTGTTTCTGCCATGCCAACTAGTTTCTATCTCCACTCGCCGGACGTAGCGGCCCAGCTTGCTACTGCCAAAATGACGGAAAAGACCATTAATCGTCTGGCAACTAACTATGTTCCTATGCACGAGTGGATTCAGCAGCAAAACACACTAGGCGGCGTGCCCGGTGCGCTGATTAATGCCCGGCTCAAGGCCATCAACATCCAAGACCCGGCCGCTCGACTGCGGGCATTGACTACGATTAACGACATTGCGCGGCTTCCTCTGGCCGACCAGCAGATGTTTTTGGCATACGCCAAGGCTCCACAAGCTGACACCACGGCCGCAGCCGGGACCGCTATCGGTCAATTGCTGCCAGGCGCTACCGTACAGGATGGCCAAGTTACTGTTAGCGCACAGAACGTAACAGTTGACCAAGTGGCCACGCTCGAAGCTGCGTTCCCGGCCCTACAAGGCAAGATTCATTTTGATGAGGGCGGGCTTAGCCTTGAAGACTTCCGTGTGGCTGAGGGCAACTACGTTCTGAATAAGAGCTACAGCCTATTCGGGATTAGGGCACCGTATATTGGCGATACTGGTCAATTTACAGAGGGCCAAACGGTCAGTGACATTTCAACCGAAGGCTACGTCCAGGGCGTTGCCCAAATCGCGCTTATAGCCACTCCGGTTTTCGGCGGCGTTAGTGCTGCTATCGGTGCAGGGGTGTACCTTGGTGCGCCTGCCGTTGGCGCTGGTGCTGATATACTTGGGCAGGTGCTGCCCGAATGGGCCATGAAAGCACAGGCCAACCAAGCTATCAGCTTTGCGGGTTCGAAAACTAGGGTGCTTGAAAGCAGCCTTGCGTTCGGAACTCACGCCGCAGGCTCGTGGGTTGCCGACCTTCTGCATAAGACTCCTGGCACCAAAGAATACGACGATACCGCCAATATCGCTGGCGGGCTGATAATCGCCGGTGCGTTGCACCTAGGCGGCGAGGCTCTTGGGGCCGTTAAGGTTGTTTCAACCACGGCCGATGTCGGCGCTGCTGCTCGATTGGGGTTGCCTCTAACTGAGGGCACCGCTGGAATCATGGACGCTATCGAAAACAGCGTCAAACTTGCGACTGAGAAAGGCGCGCACGGTAATATCCTACACCCTCTAAGGGTGTATGTGGACCCAGCAGTACGGGCCGTGGTCTACAATCTAAAGAATCTGACACCGGAAACTTGGGTTAAGGGTGGCTATGCAAGCAAGGTGTTCGAGGCCGCAGAGACGTTTTTGAAAGAAGACCCTCTAAACGCCAAGGCATCCATGCTAGAGAGATACCCTAGCATGGACCCTCGACTTATCGACAACTTGCTCAAGTCGGGCGGCAAGCAATACATGCCTGACGTGGCCATCAACTATTACCACGGCAACGACATTCTTAGCAAGGGAGAAATCCAGGCTAAGCTAGTAGAGTTTAACTCCCTTCGAGCCACGGGGCCAGAGCCTACAAGGGTACCTCTTCTACCACAGCCACTTGAGACAGCAACCGAGTTCGCTGGAATAACTCGTGGCCAAAGGTACATCGACTTCCGAGAGCTACCCAGCCCTGAGACTGCCACAGCCGAAGAGGCTGCAAATGTCTACCATATTACCGATATGGCTAACCTTGGAGAAATCCAAACGGGCGGATTGCTGCCCAAAACGCCCGCCATTGGTGGGCCGGAGGGCGTTTACTTCGGTGATAGCCTGCACGATTCGTCTATGTTCATTCCGCCAGGCATGGGCGATAGAGTGCCGATTGCGCTTAGAGTCAAGCGGGGGGCTCTTGATCTTTTCCAAAAGCGGCCCGATACACCAGAAACATATTCAGAAGTAGCGGTTCCGCCAGAAAACATTGAAGTGTTGACTCCCGAAGGCTGGCGTCCTGTCTCAGAAATCAACCTCAACGAATTGGACCCAGTACAAAACTCTGTGAAGGCAGCACGCATCCTAGAATTGCAAGGCGAGCTTGCTGATGCTGCTCTAGCGCATATCGAATACACATTCCCAGGCGGCAAGTCAATGCCTGAGTTCCTGCATCGAGTTCTGGTTCATCCTGAAACTGGCATGGAGTATATGTTTAGCCGTATCCTTAACCCCGGAGCGGCGGTCAAGCAATGGTCTAATCGAGTCTTTAAGACTAACTTGCGCGTGGCCGAAACTTCATGGCTGGGCAAGCTTACTGACAAGATGGACTTCGCGCCCAAGCTTTACGATATCTCGTCTTCGACTGCGCCTCTTGACGCTATCGACCAAAACGTTACTGTGTTGAATCGTTACCTAAAGCGGCTTGGTTTCGCACAAGACGAAATCACTAGAATCAATCAGTCATTCTTGGATGTCAAATCTAAGGAAGAGTTCTTCAACGCTATGGACTCTCTTTCAAAAGAGATTGACATTCATCTTCCAACCAATACCCCACTGGACATTAGAAAGCAAATGACTCAGTTCTGGCACCGAAGCCAGGACCAGTACATGATGGGCTACCGAGACCCGGTAACTGGCGTAATAGAGCCGCTTGTGCCAGGAAAGACAGTCGCTGGCGCGTCGGACGCCCTTCCATCTGCGCCAAACGAGTTTGCTAACCACGTCAAACTGCCTAACATGGAGTTGCTCGAAGAGGCCACATCTTCACTTAAGCGGATATCTCGAAATTCTCAGTCCGAAATCTTGGACCCCCAGCAGATTGTTCGCAAGGCTAAGAGGATGGCGAAAAGCGAGGGTATCTCCATTGACGAAGCTACACGTCGAATCGTTGCGACTCAGGGCTCAGGGTGGGGCGGACGACACGCGATGGCGTCGGTGGATTTGGCGCGGGCCATGTTGCACGCAAGCACGTCGGTCCTCAAGCCAGTTTCATTGGTGTTTAAGATACCGGCCATTATCCTTCGAAAGGAGCTAGATGAGGGTGTTGGCAATGCGCTATCCCCCGGCATTGTCGGCTCTACCAAGACAAGCTCTGAAATCATCCAAGATACGATTGGGGAAGTTGATCCTGGCGTCGTCGGGTCGGGCGTACAAAGCGCATTCGAACATACGGACCAAGTGGCAGTTATCGACAACGTGCCACTGGCTGACCTTGTATCCCGAGGCAAGGCCAACGACCCGGCCATTTGGGCCTCACGAGTCAACGAGCTACGGTTCCTAAACTCTGACCCTATGATACGTAGGTTCATTGCCGAGGGTATGGATATAGACACCATGCGTGCGCTGCTCGGCGGCGATGCGTCCTACCGAATGGTGCCGATTGATGACGTATTGGCTATGGCCGGTGCGTACGAGAAAGCTGCCGATGGTACCTTCATCTTCCACCCTGAGTACATGCCAGCAGGCTCTGAGTACAAGGGTCCGATGGATGCTGCCTCAATGGCCGCAGAGCAGGCCCGACTAACCGAGAAGATTAGGACAGAGGGTTTCGACCCATCTAGGCCTGTCATCGTCTATGATGAGCCAGGGCAAGGTCTAACCGTCGGCGAGGGGCTGCACCGGCTAGAGGGCGCGAGGGCTGCTGGCAAGAAGATGGTGCCGGTCAAGACGGTTGATGCTAGCGGGCGCTATACGCCAGGCGTGCCGGTCGATATTCAGCCTATGAAACTTACGGATGTTGCACAGGAAGACCGTGCTGTAGTTGCCAACCACCTTCG